CATCAGAATTTTATAGACTTTTCTTATGAAGCTAACTCACAGCGTGCTTTTGCAGACGCTCGCGATGGATTAAAACCTGGACAGCGGGCTTGTCTTTGGGAGATGTATGACAAAGGATATCTTAGCTCTAAGCCCCATGTCAAAAGTGCTAAAATCAGTGGCGGTGTTATCGCTAACTGGTGGCCTCACGGAGACCAGGCAATTTATGATACCTTTGCTAGAATGAGTCAGTCTTGGATTAATAATATCCCTGAAGTAGATTGGCATGGAGCTAATGGTTCACAAATTATTTCTGGAGAAGCTGCGGCATCTCGTTATACCGAAGCTAGACTTGCAAAAGTCACAGAAGAAGGAATGTTCGCGGGGATTAAAAAAGATGCAGTCCCAATGATTAAAAACTTTAGTGAAGATGCAGATTGGCCTGAAGTACTTCCCGCAATTCTTCCTAGATTAATGATTAATGGTTGTCAAGGAATTGGTATGTAATAATGCCTGTTACATCTTTTCTGCTTACCAGCAGGGTTAATTAAAAAATTTTTTGGACAAAGTTTTTTAATTAGCTAACGGTGAAACCTAAATATATGTGGAAGCGAGATATATGCTTTACTTTTACATATACATGGTAACCCCGTGGGAAAGCGAGAAATAGAATGGATAAACTTATTCAAGTAAAAGACTGTCCTAATTTTTTATGTGGTATATATAAAATAAATTTTCCAAATAATAAAAGTTATATTGGATTAAGTAATGACATTAAACGTCGCATAATAGAACATAATACAGATACTTCTCAACCTGTCCTATTTAAAGCTATTCAAAAATATTTTAATGGATCTATTCCTAATTTTGAGCTATTAGAAGAAATTGAAATAGAAGATAGAAAATTATTACAGGAACGAGAAATGTATTGGATCAATTTTTATCAAACTTTTTCAGACAAAACAAAAGGATATAATTTAACACCAGGTGGAGACGGCGCGGCAGCTGGGTTTTATAATTCTTCTGCAAATTTTGATGAAACAACTTTTAATCAAATTGTAGAGCTGATTCAAAATACAGATATTCCTTTATATCAAATAGCAAATCAATTTAATTGTAGTAAAAACTGTATTTTTAGAATTAATAAAGGAATTAGTTATCATTCATCAAGATTAAATTATCCATTACGTAAAGAAAAATATGTAGTTCAAAATGGAGTCAATAATCCTAATGCTATTTTAACTTTACAATCTGAAAAGAGCTTAAAAGAAGACTTAATAAATAGTACATTAACTTTTAAAGAATTAAGTAAAAAATATTCTATTAGTGAATCTGTCATTACTAACTTCAACAGAGGCTTATCTTATTATCATAAAGATTGGACATATCCATTGAGACAAAAAAATGCTTTAGTTGCTAATAAAAGAATTTTTTCAGATGAAGAAATGCTTTTAATTAAAACATGGCTAGAAAATCCTAAATATACAATGCAATGGATTGCTAATCAAATAAAATGTGATAGAAAAGTTATTGGAGAAATAAATAAAGGATTACGACAGCCGAAAAAAGAATGGATTTATCCTATTAGAAAAACTCACTAATCCTGTATCGACTATCCTCGGATCGGAGGAGTAGGGTTATTATTGGTACATAACTCGAAATGGATGTTGCTAATATTATAAAATATTAGTTAAGATATAGTCAGTGCTTATGGAAACATAAGAATTACACGGTTACAATCGCTAATGTTTGGCTGCCGCATAATCTTAAAGAACTTTATACAGCAATTTGTGAATTTCTTGAAACTAATACTATTGAATATACAGAACTTTATCCAGATTTTCCTTCTGGTGGTATAATTATTAATCAAAAAGATATTCATACTATTTATGAAACTGGTAAAGGAAAAGTTATTCTTAGAGCTAAAACAGAAATTAAAAATAATAGTATCTTTATTACTGAGTTCCCATATCAAGTATATGTCGAACCTTGGATGGATTCTGTTAAAAAATTAATTGTAGATGGTACAATTGATGGCATAGAAGACATTTACAATAGAAGTAGTCAAAAGAATGGTATTTTAGTTGAAGTTGAATGTTCTAATAACCCTGGGGTAGTTCTTAACCAATTATTCAGTACTACAGATTTACAGAAATCTTATAATGCAAATCAATATGCACTAGTAGGTAAAACTCCTATTTTGCTTAATTTTAAAGAATATTTAAAAATTTATATTGAGCATAATCTTAATTGTATCAAAAGAGAAGCTGAATTTGATCTTAAAAAAGCAAAAACAAGAGAAGAAATAGTAGAAGGTCTAATTAAAGCATTAGAAGATATTGATAATATTATTGCTCTAATTAAAGCCAGTGAATCTGCGGCGGCCGCACGAGTTGCATTACAGAATAAATATAATTTTACTATTAATCAATCTAAAGCAATTGTTGATATGAAATTGGGTCGCTTGGCTCATTTAGAAGGTGTTGAATTACAAAATGAGTTGAACGAACTAATTTCTATTATTGAAAGTTGTAATAATATTATTGCAAATAAAAATAGTATTCAAGTTAATATTTTCCGTAACAAACTAGAAGCATTAGTTAAAAAATATAGTAAACCCCGCAAGACTGAAATAATGCAAATTGAATTGCCTTCAAAGACTCAAAAAGAAATCGAAGAAGTAATGCCAGAAGATGTAGTGGTTGTCGTTACTAAAACTGGTGATGTGAAACGTATTCCTAAAACTTCCTTTCGTTCTCAAAATAGGGCTGGCCGCGGAGTAAAAACAGTTGATGATGTTTTGTTAGATACAATTAGCACTAATACTATTGATACTTTAATGATTTTTACTAATAAAGGCAAACTTTATAGACTATTAGTAGACAAAGTCCCCACAGGAACAAATACATCTCGTGGAACAAATTTAGCTTCATTATGTAATTTTGAACCGCAAGAACAAATTTGTGCCGTATCTAGTTTATATAGAGATACAAACGCAGAATATGTCATTTTCTTTACTAAAAATGGTTTAATAAAAAAGACTAAATTAGAAGAATATCAAAATTTGAAAAAGACTACTGGTATTCAAGCCATTAAGTTTAAAGATAATGATGAACTTGTCGATGTTACTTTTGTAAAAGATGAAAATCTTTTAGTAGTTACAAAACAAGGTTTAGCTATTCAATTTGAAAGTACCACAATTAATCCAATAGGCAGAATAGCTGTTGGTGTGCGGGCAGTTAAACTTAATGATGGCGATTATGTAATTGCAGGATTGCCAATTAGTAAAAAACAATATTTAGCAGTATTTACTGAAAAAGGTTTAAGTAAAATGACTGAATTAACAGAGTATCCTATTCAAGCGCGTGGTGGAAAAGGAATTTATACATATAAACCATCTACTGCCACAGGAGAATTAATTGCAGCTATTTTAGTTAATAAAGATGATTCTGTTTTAATTACAGGTAAGCCTAATTCAATTTGTATTTCAGCCTCTGAAATTCCTATTGGTAGTCGTATTGCTCTTGGCAATATTATGATTAAAAATAGTAAAGTAACTAACGCGATAAAACTTTAAGCTAGGGGGAATTAATCCCCCTTGCTTTTTTTAAAAAAATATGATATAATAAATTATAAAATAAAAAAGGTGATAAGCATGACTTATTTAGACTATCTTGATGCTGTTAAACAATTAACAGAATGGACAACTAAATATGATGAAGGTAATCCAGAAGTTAGTGATGCTGTTTGGGATAAACTTTATTATAATATTGTTGAATATGAAAAAACGCATCCTGACATGATAGTTTCAAATAGCCCAACTCAATTAATTTCATATGAAGTTGTTTCTAAGTTAGAAAAAGTAAAACATAACCATCCTATGCTTTCTCTTAATAAAACTAAAGATATTAATGAATTTAGTAATTTTGTAAAAAAACATTTAAGTATTCTTATGCCAAAGTTAGATGGTTTAACTTGTTCATTACATTATCAAGATGGTAAATTAATTAGTGCAGAAACAAGAGGAAATGGTGAAGTAGGAGAAAATATTCTTCATAATGCTAAAGTCATTAAAAACATTCCTAAATATATTCCTTATAAAAAAGATTTAATTCTTGATGGAGAAGTAATTTGTACTAAAGAAGACTTTGAACCTTTTGAAAAAGAATATAAGAATCCTAGAAATTTTGCGGCAGGTAGTTTGCGATTATTAGATAGCAAAGAATGTGCAAAACGAAATTTAAGTTTTATTGTATGGGATGTAATTAGTCCTATAAATACTAAACTTTCTGAAAAGCTCGCTTTTGTATCTAGTCTTGGTTTTGATATTGTAAATTTTACTACTGTATATGAAGCTGGAATTGATAAAACTATTGATAAAATTAAAATATGGGCAGAATGTAAAGGATGGCCAATTGATGGAATTGTAGCTAAATATAATGATATAGAAGTATATAAAGCTCAAGGTTCTACTTCTCATCATTTTAATGGCGGATTAGCATTTAAATTCTACGATGAAACCTACTCAACAAAATTAATTTATATAGATTGGACTATGGGACGAACTGGTCAGCTAACACCTGTTGCGGTATTTGAACCTGTTGAGATTGATGGAACAATTGTAGAACGTGCTTCTCTTCATAACGTTAGTGTTATGCATGAAATCCTAGGAGATTGTGCTTATAGAGGTGAAGGTCTTGAAATTTATCGAGCTAATCAGATCATCCCTCAAATAGCAAGTGCAGGACCAAAATATGATTATGGTTATGTTATTTCTCATGGTGGGGTCAGTGTTGACACTATTGAAAAATGCCCTTGTTGTGGAGAAGATTTAAGTCTTAGACAAGATGGTATTGCTTTAAATTATTTTTGTGATAATCCAAACTGTGAAGGTAGATTAATTAATCGTCTTGAACATTTTTGTTCTAAAAAAGGCTTAGATATTAAAGGATTATCAAAAGCTACTCTTGAAAAATTGATTGATTGGGGTTGGATTACTAATTTTTCTAGTATATATAATCTTAATCTACATAGAAATGAATGGATTAAAAAGCCAGGATTTGGA